CACGATTTGCATAATTTCATTCATCATACTTTTAATATCGCCAACATCTGATTTTACTTTTGCTAATTCAACATTATTAGTTTCTATAACGGAAGTATCTACAGACGGTGAAGATTCAGGTGTTTTACTAACTGGTGTAAAACCCCAATCCTGATCAAGGTCATATTCTCTTAAATAATCTGGTATATCTTTTGCCATTACTTTTTACCTTGTTGTCTTTTTCGGTGTTTCTCTACCACTTGTTGTGTCTTTACTTCTTTAATTGACCGTTTTCTATGTTGTTGTGCCAACTCACTAGTTGGATGAGCGTCAGCTATCCTTGATAGATTATCTTTCCAACCACCATCTGTCTTCATACTAATACCTTGAACACCACTTGATATATTTATAGTGGTAAGTTTCTGTTCAATATGCTTATTCTTTTTCAGAAATTGTTCCTTTTCTGCAATTGACATCATATCGTCATAGACCTTACCTGTCTTCTTATTTTCAAAGGTGTATATTGGCATTAATTTTTGAATGGGTCTTTTACTGTAAAGTGTTTACTAATCACTTCTAATTGTTCTTCATAGTGAGCAATCTCTTTTAATTCTTTTTCAATTGTCTCTATGTGGTCAATATGACTAGCAACACCAACTGGTTTTTGTAAAAAAATTTCTACATTTGATTTATGCTTTGCTATATGACCCTCGGCATGTTTTTTAATTGCCTCTATTATTTGTTCACGCATTTTGTTTTACTCCTTCTATGTACCATTGTGGTATTTTTGCTGGACTTTTCCAAGTAGCAAATCTTCGTTTCTCCATAATATAATACTTTCGATAACTGCCTACTGCGTCACCTGGTATTTTACAATAATCGGGCATTGCTGGTTTAGGGTCAGTTGCAATTTTATTATATTTAGCATTTTTTGGTGGATGTTTTAATATCTCACCTAATTTTTGTATTGTTAAATGATCTGTCGTGTGATTGTATCTTTTCTTGTATTCTTCATTAAGAGCCATCATGTGTTTATATAACCACATGTAATTGTATGCCGATTCAAATAACCATATTGTACTAGGATGTTTTACCCAACCTGCTTTATATAATAATGGTTCTAAATTAGGATTAGGGTGTGTCCACCTTTTAATTTTACGACCATTTGCCGTCTTGTCATAGTATTCAGTACCGTCTAATACTCTATGACATGTAGATAATAATTGTGCTGATTCTAAAATCATCTTTACAACATGTTTATCAATCATTTGTTCAGCAGCTCTTACTGGATGTTTATCTACATAAAATACATTCATTAATTTATCGTCTTTCTAAAATAGTCATCACGACCATACATTTTACATAATTTAGAGAACACACCAAACCAATAGTTCTTTGACCAATCTGTCATTGATTCTCTACAAGCTGTTTCTGCGTTCTTGATACGTTTATCTTTTAAACTTTCTGTAATCATTCTATCATTATATAACATTTTTTAGTAATTGGCAACCTTTAATTATTGTTCCACTCCATTATTTGATCAAGTTTTATACGAATTTCATCTGGATTTAGACCTAATTTACGCATTTCATCATAGTCTTTGGTCTTTAATTGACCTTGACCTATTTTTTTAAGAATATCTTTATAAAATTTTTCTCTATTTCTGACTCTTTTCGCCCTAACTTTTGCGTTAGTAGCTTCCTTTTGGTAATCTTTTTGGACTTTGGCTTCGTCTTCTTCTTTGGCAACTTTTCTACTCCTTAATGAAATATTGGCTGCTATCAATAACAATACAGCCAAAGGATCAAATACAAATATTAATACTATTATTACCCACCTGACAGCTTTGTCAAAATGATCTTTTGCATTTTCACCATAAATTAATTCTGCAATATATTTAATCGGTCCTACTTCAGCCTCTATTTTATCTTGTTCTAATGACAGTTCAGCCTTTTGTAAGGTAAGTTTACTAATCTGATCACTAGCAGTATTAATTGCCGTAGTAAGTAAAGTTCTTTCTTCTTCTTGTTTTTTTCTTTCTTTTAGACCTCTTGTTACATACTCCATATCAATGTATTTGTCAAGAGCTTTGTCTAATTGATCTAATGTCTTTTGCGACCTGTCTATTATAGTTTGTTGTTGAGATATTTGTTTAACTATTAATTCTATTTTAATATTATTAGATGATACAGGTTTTACTTGATCAAGGTGCGCCTTTGACAAGAAACCAAATATACCCATTGATGTGATAAAAATTAATACCACAACTGCACCTGTTAGATATGCCTTAATAGTTTTTGGTACTAATGGATTTCGCCAATTATTATACAACCAACTGGCGGCTACAAGTTTACCCACTTCTAATGCACTACCCATAGCAATGATAGGTATAACTGCACCAGCAAATAGTGTTGCAAGTCCCATAATAGAATAGCCAGCAGCTATGATAGATATAGAAATTGCACTTATAAATGTTATTAAAATTGTTAACATATTATCCTAGTTTAATTGTGGTATATCGTATTCTGTTCTTAATTTTTTGATAATACTTCTTAACTTTGGAAAGTATTTTTTATCAGCTGCATAAGCACCAAGTGTTTCAACATATTGTAAAGAATCTTCTATACCGTTATCTCTTAATTCTCTGTACTTTTCATAAGCACTTCCTTTATTTATGATATTAATATAGTGTTGTACACTATCACATTCATGGTGATATACTCTCACACCCCACTTTTTAGGATTGTTACTAGGTAACATATGTGGTTCTCGTAGATCATAAGTTCTTACACCAAACAGGTTTTTACCCTCTAATGCAAATCTACTATTACCCCAACCACTTTCTAAAGCCGCTTGAGCTAGTAATATTTCAAAATTTACAGGTAATATATCTGTTGTTGTATTGTAAATATAGTTTACACAAGCACCAACACTATTTAAAAAAGTTTGATTGTTTTCTCTTTCAAAATCAGGTTTTGTAACAGATACAATTTTTTCTAAAGTATCTACAATCTCTTGTGTTTCTACTTCTAATTGTTCTTGTTTAGAATCTGCATATGCATACCATACACCTACAGCAGTACCAATTACAAAAACTGACATTAAGGTATATAATACCGTTTTAAAAGTTTTTAACATTTAAGCCCTCCTAATTACAATATAATCATAACTAGAAATAGACTCTGGCTCATTCTCGCCGTACTCTGACCAAGTACCTATTTCAATATTTTTATTCTTTTTTTGAAAGAATTGCAAATCATTGTTATTCATATATTTAGACATGGTCTTAAATATTCTTTCTGATTGTTTTTCTGTGAAATTGTTTAATACATCTGTAGCCCAATTACCAGTATAATAAGTAATAGTTTTATCATTACTATTCATAAAATTATCTAGTTTTTTAGGTACAGAATTGATGACCGACTTTAGATAGTGGTCTAGTTCTTTTGATTTTCTCGCTTGTGCCATAATATAGTTCTCCTTCTCATTATAAACCTTTGATTATAAATTTTTCAATCACATTTTTTGTAGGTATTACAGTTGTGTTCCCACCATCTGATAATTCCATGTGTTCATCATAATTATAATCACTCATTAATACATGTACATCTTTGTCTTGTTTTACAAGCCAACCAGTAGATACACAAATAGCAGGTTTGCTTTTTTGTATTTCTTTCAATGTACGCCAGCCAGAATCACTTTGTATATCCTCCCAATACACCATATAGAAATCAAATTCAAATGGTATGCCCGGTAATACGTCTGACTTTGCTCTTTTTTTAGCCACTTATTTCCTCTTTGTACATTTCATCAGCTTTCATTCTTAACTCTTGAGCAATACTTTCTAAAATAGATGGTAAATGTTTTTCTAAAACACTTGTCATCTGCAAAGAAAAATTGTATGCCAATTTAGCCATTTCTGCCTCTAATACTGACATGTCAACACCGTTACCACTTATGTTTTCTTTTATAACATGAGCGACAACAGCTGTGTTATAGTCATCTGCTTGTACTGATTTTGCAAAAGCATTTAAACTAAACCACAAAACAGCAAGTATAAGTATCATTTTTTTCATAATATATCCTTTCTCAATATTTATAGATATACTATACATTATATTTACTCATTAGGCAAGCGTTTTTTTTGCCTTATTTTACTAGCTTTTTTGTAGTTTTGTTCTATTTTTGTTCTGGTTCTGATAGCATAAAGTTTTCATTCCAACCAAATGCCTCTTTGACAACTGATTCGGTAAGACCTTTATACATTTTATTCAATGATTTATTTTTCATACCAAGTAAAATTTTAGCCTCATCTTGGTGTAAACCCTCTAATATTTGAATAAACATGGTTTCTTTTTGTGTTTTTGTAGTTTCATTATCAGCACCTTTTACAAAATGCCATAATCTCTTTGCTTCATTTCTCAATAGACCATGTTCAGTACCAATAGGCGCTTCATTGGCCATATATGGTGGATCACCTACTGGTAAATCCCATACAATATTTTTATCAAAAGCACCCTTTAATACTTGTCTTAATGGTGCATTATCATATTCTTTTAATACTGCTATTTTTTTTGATTTATCTTTTGCGTTGTTTACTTTTGTTAGAACCTCTGAAAACAATACTACATTTTCACCTGCACCTCTTGTGCCAGCTACAGCTGCCATTGCTTTTGGATTCATTAAATTTGGATTTCTTTGTTGCTCTGCCATAATTTTCTCCTTCAATTCATATTTCTATTTATACGACACATATACTACGAATACCAATGCCATTATAAACATGAATAATAGTATGTGATTACCTAAATTCCATGCACTTTTACCAACGGTATTTGGATTTTTAGGATCAATAAATTTATTACTCGTCATATTTTCTTACTTTTAATAAAATATATAAAACTATTATTGATACTGGTACACCTATGAAAAATAATCCTAATAGTTCCATTAAAATTTTCTGACAATGTGTCTTCTTAATGCTCTAGTTAACTCTTCCATTTTATCTATGATAGCAATTAAACTAGGGTCTGTAATATAATTTCTTTGTTCTTTTAATTTATCGTATTCTTTTAATGATATTTGCACCATAGGACTTGGTGGTGCCGCTTCGTTTTCCATACTTGCGTCAAGAGCTCGTTGTCTTTCTTCACTGTCTGTCATAAAAAACCTTTTGGTTTACCGTTTGAGAGAGGGGCGCCGTGAAGGTGCCCCGTCTCCTGATTTTATTTACGCTGAGTAAGCTACTTGCTTACCGAATACAGCGTTGATACCAGCAGCTATAATAGCTTTTGATGGTGTTCCAACTCTGTAAGAAACGCCTTTAGAACCACGATTTTCATAAATCATCATTCCTTCGTTTCTTAATTTACCAACCATTGCAGCTGGTGATTTAAGATCGTAAGTGTTTCTTAATTGTTTCCAAGAAACATCAGATCCTTTTGCAAAAAGATTTCTCACTTTTGCTGTTTTTGATAGTTTAGCTGTTGCCATAACTTTATCTCCTTTTAGGTTTTTTAAAAAATTAAACATATGTTTAACATCCTTTCTTTGAGTTTAATGTACTCCTACAATTGCCTGGCAAAGCGTAGTTTACTAGTTTATCAGGCGAATTCATTTATTCT